CATCGCTATCGCCTTTCCTGTTGTAGCGACTATCGCGCCGTTAGTTGTAACCGCCCCGCTAAAAGTTCCCGTTGTTGCCGATATTGCGGCATTAGGGTCTACCTCTAACCGCGTGGTTACTTCCGCCAAACCCCGATAAATAACATAAACATTGCCTGTGCCCGTAGGAGGAGCAGAAGAAAAAGTCAAAGTAGTACCCGTTGCAGTGTACGACTTACTCGAACCCGGCTCCTGTTGCACGTTGCCAACAAATACCTCTAACTCCTCACCGCTGTTCACGGCGCGGTTAAGAGTAAACGCGGTCTGCGAACCTGTGCCGTTGAAGCTCTGGCTCGTAACCTTGGTTAAAGTCTTTTGAGGCTGTGCACCAATGTATGCCATTATGCAAGGTCTCCGTGTGTTGCCGCAGTGCTAAACTGCGTGTCTATGTTGGAATTGTGTGCGCTATTCCAATTTAAGAACGTACCTGTATTTGTTGTTGTTCTGGCATCTTCACCTTCATCCCAATGAAAATTAGCCGCATCCGCTAAATATGTTACAGGATGATTTGCTTGTGCCATTGCGTTACTATAGCTGACGTTGAATTTTCCTGTTGATTTATCTGTGGCTGAACTCATGTTAAATGTTTCAGTGGCAAGTGTGTTGGTCGCTTGATTGTAAGAAAAGTGACCCTTGTTAGCCTGTTGCTTCGTGAGAGTAGCGGGGCTAGTGCCGTCACTAGCAGCAATGGTGTCTACATACATTTCTGATGCCATTACGCTAGGTCTCCGTGTGAAACAATTTCGTTGGACTGCCAATCAAGTGCCGTTGAACCCCCACCGCCATAAGTTGCTTTCATAGCAACACTGCTTGTTGTGCTTGTGGCGTGTCTATGACCAAGCGAATCAACGCTAACGGCATCACTCCCATTATATGAACCGCCTCCAGTATTTGTATAATAGGCGTCTGAAAATGATGATGCGTGGTTTCTCAAGAAATCTCCTGTAGCAGTATCTGCAACACTGCTGACGTTAAGCGAGTTTCGTACTGTGTTTGCAGACTGGTCATACACAACCCAAGCCTTCGCACTACCATTGACCACATAATCCATGCCCACGGAACTCGTGCCTGCATTGTTCTGTAATGTATCTACCTTTACAATGCCAACCATTATGCTAGGTCTCCTAAGTTTGACCAACTAAGTGCTGTTTGGTCTTGTGCATTTCCTGTAGAATTCTGAAAATATCTAATCTCACAATCAGACGTTGCTGGAACTCTTGTTGATGAACACCAAGCCCCTTCATTTGTTGAGTCACCTCTGCCTGTTGCCTGTGGGCAATAAGCAGTTGATGACATACTAGATGTGTAGTTAAACTGATAATAACCAGTACCATTGTCATCGGCAGATGATATGTTAAAGCTGTCATCTACGCTAACAGTGCCAGTTCCGTTAAAATCCACCCACGCCTTTGCCACCCCCTGTTGCAACTGCATCGTAGCCGCGCCACCTTCAGAGGTGATGGTAATATTACCCGCAGCGGTTTTACCCGCTAGCTCATCTACAAGTACCTTACTAGACAACGGTTAATACTCCATTAACAGTAATGGTTGCAGAAATAGTTATAGGGCCATACGCCCCTGCATTCTCACTAGACGCCACCGTAAGGGCAGTGTCTATGCTCGTAGCATTTGTACGAAAAGGATTTGTTGCGGTACTAGCCAGCATGTCTTCATTCTTTAGACCAGAATCTGCAACTTGATTTGAGCCAATCGTGCTAAGTGCCATTAGGTAATCTCCAGAATACTTAATGTTACATCCGCCGCTGTTGCCTGTGAAGCCGTAACCTTCAATACATCAGATGCGTTCATCACAATCTTCTGGTCTCCACCAACGGCAACCAAAGAAGAGCCAACAGGAACCACGCCGCCTTTGATAATGTACACATTATCGCCATCATTGTTTTCTAGCTGAATGTCTACTGTAATAGACACACTCAATATGTTCGCCACATTCATGCCAATGATTGTAGTCTCCGTAGCGGACGGACAAGTATATATAGTAGCTGCGCTTGCCCCTACCCCCGTGTCTGTAACTGTCTTAAACGAGTTTGCCATTTACCTATCCTAACGCAATTGCAAAAGCCAAAGCCTGCGGGTCTTGTTCTGTAAAGTTCTGAGCGTTGCCACTCGCATCATTAAATATCATCTTCTCTGCTGGCAACGTACAGAAGATGGTGCGAGTGCCAGATGTCCAGTTGACTGCGGCATCTGAATTACTTGACTGCAATATCGTAGTACGGGCCAAGGTCGTACCAGAAGCAGTGTAAGTGCCAATGCCTATCTCAAAGTCAGTTCCATCCGTGCAAGAATAGTAGGTGGTGTTACCATCACCCACTTGGCTGAACGCCTCAAAACCACCAACTGCACCAGCAAGCGTATAGGTGCCAGTGCCCGTTGTGGCTGTTGTTTCTTTTACGCGGTCTTTCAGAACGAGTGCCATTACTTTAACTCGATTGTGAGGTTCCCTGCATTGATACGGAAGATATCGCCCGTAGCAATGGTCTTAGATGCATCCAGCGCACCCACAAACAATATGTTCCCGCCTGACGCTGCATCAGCGATAAAAGCATGTGTCACAGTGTTTGAAGTGCCCGTAGAAGCAGCATACTCAATGTTAGCCGCATTCGTAACTGTCTGCTGGTCAGTTGACGATGAAGCCAATGTCCAGTTAGCTGCGGTTACTTGCTGACGCGCATATGCGCCGAAGGTAGCTTCAGTTAGAGTACCAGCTTCCGCATCAGCTACCGCTGTTGCTAGGCCAATATAAATACTGTTACCCGGTGTGGTTAGTGAACCAGCATTATTCTTGAAAAGAAAGCTAAGTAGCTTGTTCTCAAGATAGGTGGTTGCTGCATTACTTGTTGCCATTTATAACTCCTAAGTCCTTGGCCTATCTGGTAAACCCTTGCGATACGCATCTGAGTTCTCTCTAGCTTCTGCTAAATCTTTCAAACGCTGCATTTCTTGCACAAACCTCTGTTCGTACAGTTGCATCATGTCGGCTTCACCTTTCATGTAAGTATACGCTTCTACAAGTGAGCCGTAAAGAAGAGCGTTAGGGGCGTTCTCGCTCAACCATGATGTTCCCGTTCCAGCCCCCGCAGTAATGCTGGCAGGGCGATAATAATAATGCAATTCTACTGTGTAAGCTTGATCAGGTGTTGGGCCTACAATAAAATTGTCTACGTCAAAAACACTGTAATATTTAGGTGCCGCATTTGCTCCACCGTCGTTGTTATATTGTTGAACAAAGTTCACGTCCTTAAACAAAAGAAAGTCTTCGCTTCCCGCAGTGGTTAACTGTAAAGAAAACGGAGCCAAATAATCTGACGGGACAGACAAAAAGGGGTCATTGTTTGTTAAGGTAGCGGTAGCGTTTTTACGGAAAAGTTCTAAATCTACAAGCGTGAATATGCGATCTTCCGCCGCTCGTATAAAAATAGGAAGATTAGTGACAAAAGACGTTTCAGTGTTTTCTGAAAAATCTTGAATAGCTGTCTGCAATTCGGTGTATGTAAAAGACATTATTCAATCCTCACAATCGCATCCGTGGCATTCGCGGCAGGCATGGTAATAGTAAATGTTGCGCTGTTTGTTGTTACATCTGCCCCAAAGTCAAGAACGGCTACGGCTTTATCTGACTTACTGGTGTTATAAATTAAAGCCCCGCGAGCGGTGAGGGAAGAACTGGTAAAAGTAACGTCATTGAAATCAACAAAGGCTACCGTACCACTGGTTGTAGGCGCAACAACTGTAAGAGTAGCGCCGCCTGCGCTGTACCCTGACCCAGAAATTTCATTAGAAGTGGTATATACCGTTGTTGACGCACCTAAAGTAGCCGAACTTGTGTAAAGCGCGATTTTAAAGGTATCTGCGGTAAAGTCGTGCTCGGCTTCAAGTAATTCTTTTTTAAAACTGGTGCACATAGCTGCTTGAATAGCCATATTCGCTCCTATGGGGTATTGGCTTGTCCGCCCATTCCACTATGATTTGTACAGTAATAATACAGAGTCGGAGCACCAGATGCCACTGTAATCTCTGTATAAGCCCCAGAGCTACCCGGAGTGCCCACTGTTGTAACTCCCGTGGTGTATTGTGTGCCGCCACCATGCGTTCCATTGGATGTTGTTGAAAAGCGCAAGGGATGACCAGAGTTACTACTATCAGATTGGTCAAACCTATACGTGCTACCCTCAGACAAATTAACTGTGTCTTGCTGAACATTGTCTATAAAATACTTGTTTCCAGAACCTGTGCTCACAACGGTCACAGAAAAAGTTTGGGCAATAACCACCCCGCCGCCCGTTGCAACTACCGTACCTACAAGACCTATTATTTTCAGACTAGGTACATATGTCAAAGTTTCAGTATTAAATACAGGGAAGGTGACACTAGCAGAAATAATGTTGTTTTCAGGTCTTGCGTTACGTAGTGCTTGAGGGTCACTAGGGTGTTTGCGGGGTTCTAATTGTGGGTGCTTATGTTCAAACTCATCTGGACCTACTGCCGCACCTGTCCACTCTATTTTCATATCCTTGTAGGGATAACGAAAACCAGACCTGTCAGATGTAAAAAAAGAGTCTTTGCCAGAAGCATACCGAGACATCACCCTACCCTTAAATATTGATAATTAGGTGTCACATTAAACGAGGAGCGGTCCCTGTCTTCTGTGCGGGCTCTTTCAAACTCTTCCTCATAGATAGCTTTTAACATTTGAATACGTTCAGGCGCTTTTTTCACCGCAACGTAATATGCCAACCCCGCAGCAAGACAAGGGTAAAACCGGAAAGGAAGATCTAAGGTATTGGTTAAATCATCTGCATCATCCATACGAACCAAAACATCATACACAATAGTGTCCGTAGAATTAGCGGGGGTGTTATACAAAAATAGGTTAGGAGTAATTTGTCTATCCAAAAAAAACTGGCTAGGTCTGCCCTCAGAAGCTTTGTTAGGAATAGTTAAATAATCGTCCCGACTAATACGGCTTAGTGTAATATCGGACCCGCTTCTACGGCACACCGCAGAAAGAACGTCGATTACATCAGTTCCCAAAGCATACGAGCTCGTACCGGAAGTCAAAGATAAAGTGCGTTGTTTAATTGTCCACTGATTCAAACCACGATTAGCCCAATCCGCTAGTAACAGATTGAGAGAGCGTTTTGCGGTGCGAGCATCGTATCCCGTCTTAAATTCGAGCCCGCACCGCTCAAAAGCTTCTTCGATGTAATCATCGACTTGAAGCTCAAAGTTTTTTGAACCAGAGGTAGCCATTATTTTTTAACTTTTCCACCTTTACGCATCATCTTCTTAGCTTTAGCCATACCGCCACCGCGCATCATAGTAGGCTTTTTCTTTGTGGCTTTAGCTGCACCGCCGCGCATCATCTTTTTTGCCGCACCGCCGCGCATCATTTTCTTAGGTTTTTTCATCATTTTTTAATCTCCGATAAAACTGCTGTCTTTTTTCGTAAAGAAATTCCGCACCGTAATACTTTTCACAAAGATTGTAATACCCCTTCATTCTAAGTAAATCTGAGGATTCTTGCAACTTTGTAAGTCTTTGTAAGAATATCATAGCATATGGCGTATCTACAGTCGATTCAAAGTCGTCAGAGTCTAATAGCTCATTACCTTCGTCGTCGGGGTGAAACCCCATCAAAAACATATCTCTGTTTATGAAAAAACCGTTTGATATAGCCTCGTTCAAGTCATCTAAGTACGAATCTAATTCATCTAAAGGCAACGGGTCAAAATCAATCAGTATTACAACGTCCTTACTGTCATCCCACTGAGATACAAGTTTGTATAAATCCTGCCAATCCTTGTTGTACTTAAAACAAAAACCTACCCGGTTATCTTGCCACGCCTTTTTAGCATATGGACAAGCGGGAAGGTTGTTATAATATTCGTTAGAATGCTCAAGTGCATGTGCCGACCAATCACGGGTTTCCTGTATAATGGCCTGCTCAAGTTCAAAATCTGGTAACATGTGCCCCTCAAAATTGCGTTACAGACCCCTTCGTCCGCTTACGCCTGCCGTTCAGTACCTGCCCACAACCTCTAGCAACCGCTGTTCCAGCCACTTTCTTGCCTTTGAAAGGACGCTTGACCGCGCCTCCGGCGGCAAGCTTGGTAACTTTAGCGGCTTTTGTGTTCGATACCACTGTCTTGCCCTTTGCTCCCTCTCTCTTCTTTTTTCGTGCTGTAGACGCTCTTTCAGATTTTGAGAGGCTTCTAGCTTTTGAAGCTGGTAAGCAGCGGTCTGGGTTTTTCTTATCTTTGGAGGTGCCACAGGCACCTTTGATGTTACCGGAGCTATCAATTCGAACCCAATTCTGATCTCGCCATTTCTTTAACTCCCCCATTACTTTTTCTTCCCTTTAGACCCTTTTGCATAATTAGGGTCTTTACAATATTTAGACGCCGCCATATTAGCATATGCAGAAGGGTATGTGTCAAAAGTACGCTTCGCCCACGCTTTACCCGCAGGGCAAATTTTAGAGCCTTTACTCTTACTACTTACTTTACCGCCCTTACGAAAATAAGTCGGAGTAACTTTTTTAGGCTTCGGACCAGTGTTAATCTGCCGACGCATTGAGGACCGCGACATCATCAGCTTTCTCCATCAAAAACTCTTGCCACATAGGCTTTATCATTTCGTAATTAGCAGTTACACGCTCTTCTGTGTTACTTACTTTTTCATGTGTAACAGCAAGCTCAGTCTTGAGGTCTACTACATTCATGCCAAGCCAACCAAGAAAACCCAGTATAGCTGCGCTCATTAATCCACCTAAATTTAGCATTTCCAACGCTTCCTTGCTTGACGTATGCGGCTGTTAGGGTCCTTAGCCGCTTTAGGGAACTTTTTCATCTGGCCCGCGCTACGCGCACAGTAAGATTTACGTCGTTTAGCCGCAGCAGAACCTTTTTTAACTTTTCCTGTAACTGCGGTTTTAAGCTTAGAGCCGGGGTTAGCTTTGCGATAAGCTTTGACCCCGGCCTTAGTCATGCCCGCGCCCTTTTCAGTCGGGCGAAAGTTTTTCTTGTTACGAGCAGGCATTTTAGCTTTTTTACGTTCAGCCATATCGCCCTCACTTGAAGAAAAAGGTCATGCTTGTAACATGTGTGAAGGTGGCATGAATGTCTGTTTCAAACTTTACACCTTCCTCGCCAATTTGAAGGTCGCCTGTAGAGTTTGAGTGAAAGTCCAAAGTAAAGACAACAGCGCCAGAAGCACCCCCGTCTCGTAGAACAACACTACCCGTGGAACCCGCGGTGTGGTAGTGCACACAAACTAACCGACGCGGGCCGCTTGCAACAGTACCCGTAGCGGTAACATAACTTGCTTTAATATCAGAACCAGCCATATTCTGCCTCAGTTATAGAATACCGTAGCGGCGGTAATATTTGTAAGAGCGGAGATATATATATCGCTAACACGGATACCATTCGACGGAATATTTACAGAGTGTGTGTCAGAAGCGTTAAAATCCAAATCCAATACGGTAGACCCGCCATTACCATCTGTAATGGTAAGGCGAGGTGTACCAGAGGTTGTCTTTAACTGTATCTGACGAATACGCGCAGAACCTACAGCGAGCGAGCCCGTTGCAGTAATGCGCTTCGATTGTACATCAGAATCAGACATTCAAGCCTCCCTATGCGGCGGCAGTTGCGCCTGTGTCTACACGGATGTAGTTTGTACCGTCAGAAAACACGAGGTTTCCTGTACCATTGCCCGTAGTTTCAGAAGCCTTACGGGCGTCAGAACAAAAAATAATGCGGCCTGTGCTGGTTGATGCGGCGGGAAGGTCGGCAAATGCTATGCCAGTAGATTGAAATCCATTAGTAGAAATAATAGGACCGGAAAAAGTAGTATTAGCCATTTGTATCTCCTGTCGTGGCTAGTGTCAGCCGCACCATGCGGCTGTCAGGGATAATTTAGTATACAATAAAAAAGGGCGGCATGGAAGCCGCCCTTCGTGTTTCAGGTGAAACAAATGTTTATGCGCCCGGAGTACCGAACACTGAACGCCAATCAGAGACGCCGAAGCTGTAACGCTCACGAGCCTTGAAGCGCATGTTACCTGTGTCAAAATCGCCTTCCATGGCAGTTTTGATAGGTGAGCGGTTAAACATCTTGAAGCCGTTAGGTGCGTCTGTCTTAATGAAAAACGCATCTGTGTCTGTCAAGAAATGGTTTACCACTGCTCCGTCTGGAAGCATACCCATGTTCTTCATGGCGTTAGCGTCATTGTCAGCGGTGCCCGGACGTAGGTTTGAGTTGATTACACGCTCTGCAATGAATTGAAGTTCTTTTGGAATAATCAGTTTCATGCCGCGGATAGCAACTTTCAAGCCACGCTCGTCTGTAATCCCTGCAATGTCAATCAGCATCTGTTCGAGAGAAGTCTCGTTCAGGTCTGCGGCAACCGCCAAGATGTTTGACTGATTACCTGACAGTGATGGGTGAGACGCCGAACACAAAGCGGCACCGTCACCAATTGGTGAGCCTGTGCTGAAAGCGTTGTTCAGGACGGACGCAGCTTTAATTTGCTTTGTCTGAGCCATTGAACGTGCCAATGCTTTTGTGTAACGAGACGCTAGACGATCATAAAGATTGTCTTCAATTGCTTCTTCAGTGATTGAGAAAGCAAGTGCCACTGTTTCATGTGTGTAACGAGCGGTGTATGTCTCTTGAGCATCGTCAAATGTGATGGACGAACCTTCACCTTTAACAGGGGCTGTTGAGAAACCGCCGAGCATTACCTCTTCTTCGAATGCTCTATCTGAGCTTTCTTCTTCGAAGACTTCGGCATGTTCGTTTTCGTAACGATTGTATTCCAGACCAAACAATGCGTTCAGGCCCGGCTCTAGCTCTTTAGCTAGTTGTGCGCGAGAAATAGCCATTTTCTAATTCTCCTTATATGCCTGTAGACAACGAAGTTGTCTGTGAGGCCGAAGCCGCAACTGGCGCGTTGTGGTGGAAATTAAAGCGTACAATGTAGTTCACGCCCGCAGAAGCATATTCTAGGTTTGCGGTGTCTGTAGTTACACCAACAATACGCATGAATAGTGTTGCGGTAGTGGCTACTGTTGAAATATCCATTTCAGCAGTTGAACGCCCATTAGCTGTTGACCCAGATGTACCGTTTGCCAAAGAGACGTTAGCAAAGATGTTTGACAAGGCTGTCGCACGATCTGTTGAGCTTCCGTCAGCAGCAATTAGGAACAACTGATTTGGGTTATCGGCAACAAACGCCTTGATAGGAAAGTTCGTATCAACGCTTACGTTGTTTGCACCGGGCCAGTAGTTTTTGAAGACAGTCTTTTTAGTAGAGCTATCAACATATTCGACGCCCATAAGGACCCCAAGAGCAGGCACAGTACCACCGTTTGCCGCACCAACAATGTTAATTACACCAGCCGCCAGTGGAATCACTGGAGAATACTGATAAATAACACTTGTGTTAGTAGATGCAATCTCATATTGAGTTACACCAGTGGTGTTCGCACCAGCACCATTGAGGCCAATTGGACGCAGACCAAAAGCAGTATCTTGGTTTGCCATTTTTTTTCTCCAATAAAGTCCTAGTTTTTAGGACCGCCAAAGGTTACACGCGATTGACGATCAGGTTTATTGATCGCCATTGTAGAGTGAGAATTTTCTCTCATCATATCGTGATCCACGGCTTCTATCTGATCGTTAGTCCTACCGTCAAAGTAAGCCTGTCTTTCAGCAACCGTTTCCAACGGAATACGAGCGAGAACTAATCCGCCAACTCCAAACACACCAGCATATTTACCTGAATCGACGACGGGGGCCTCAAAATCAGGGTACTCATCTTGGCGAACGAGTTCGTAACCTTCGCGTAGACGAGCAGAAATATTTTTCTGATCATCAAATCCACGAACTTCGGCTCTAATCCAACGATGCTTGTACCCATCGGGCGCAGGCGGTGCGTCTAGCATAGACGGGGGAGCCCAAGGCTTTCGCCGTGTCTCTTTCTCCCTTGTCTTACTAGCACGGGAGCTACGATCAATGCCTGCGGTTTTGGTAATTTCAATCTCAGACATTTCACTTACTCCTTAACGTACTTAGCATACTCATCAAGAGGAACACCCAATTTCTTGGCTATCGCAACTTGTGAGGGGGTCAACTTGACCTTGCGGCGTCCAGAATTTTTCGCAGTTCTAGAAGCAGAGGCTACCGTCTGAACGGGTCGGGAACCTTGCTGACTGTTTTTTCCAAGCTTATGCGGAAACTCCTCCACAATGCGCTTGTCTAATTCATTATAATACTCATCGCTGTTCGGGTCAAACCCTTCGTTCTCAACAAGTCGTTTATGTATGCCGAAGGCCGCATAAGTCATAGCCTCGTCTTTACCAAACCACTCGTTTTTCTCAGCCCAATCTTCAGCTTTAGGGTCCGGCCTTTGCGGAGCCGCTTGCTGCGGTTGAGCCTGCTGTTGCGGTGCTTCCTGTGCAGGAGCTTGTTCTGCACGGCGGTCATATTGCATTTGAGCCTGTTTTGCCCGCTCACGCGCATATGTTAAAGAAGAAAGCTTTTCCTGCGCTTCTACCGCAGCGTCTGTGTCCCCAATAGACATAGCTTGCCGTAGAGCGTTTTTAGCCGCTTCCATTTCACTCTCAACCCGACCTGAATATTCCTGAACATATCCTTGGTCTAGCTTATCCAAACGAGCTTTTAAGTCTTCAGCCTCGCGCTGCTTGGCTTCCGCATACTTTATAGCGTCTGCTTCACGGCGTTCCGCTTCACGGCGCAACTTAGTAAGCCTATCTATGCGTTTCTGAGATTCAGATTTCTCCGAGGAGCGGGCCTCCTCAGAAACTTCTTCGGTAGCGGCCTCTTGTGGCTCTTCCCCTTCTACCTCAACCTCTACGGCATCTTCTCGCGGGTCTACCGCAAGATTTTCTTCAGAGGTATTCTCCACCTCTTTTTGTTCGGCGTTTTGATTATCCATTTTATCCTCAGATGTGTAAGATGTCTTCCGGGTCTAAGATTTTAGCAAGAACTTCATCGTCATTTAAAATTCTTACTTCCCCGCCCTCAATCTTAAAGCGTGAACCCGCATATCTTGCGAAAATTACCCAATCCCCTTTTTTGCACCATAGGCCAGTAGGGAATTTTTGTTTATCTTCGTAAGCTAAAGGTCCAACTTTAAGCACGTATCCCACTTGCGTGGAAACTTCATTTTGCTCAATCACTTGATCCGGCAAATAAATACCCCCTTCTGTCTTGCCTTTTCCTTTGTACGGCAGGACAAGAAGGCGCCACCCCGTAGGGCTAGGCATTCTGTCGATAAGTGATGTGTCAATAAGTGAGGGGTCAAGTACACGATCTGTTGACTTTACCCAAGGTGTGGAGGGTGCATCAGCATCCATTTCAGCTTTCGCTGTTTCAGTCATCGAATTGCTCCTGTTTTTCTAGCAGGCTCTTGAGTTCCTGTTCTACATATTCCAGACCGTCAAGGTTTCCCATCAACTGTCTGTAATGCTCCATATCCTTTACGCCGTTGTTGACTAGAAGCTCAGAAACTTGAGCTTTCTTGTCTTTAACTAGCTTCAGAATAAATTGTGCGAGATTTATCTCATTCATATAAGATTTTTACTAGCTATTCTCGTACCTGTCAATAATTTGACGCGGTAAAAACTACTTTTTCTTGAATTTATCCAAGCCTTTTAAGCCTAGCCCCGCAAGTATCGTTACATACAATATGTTTTGATACCAATCAGGTAGCTCATTAAGCCTCTCAAAACCTTGCTTCACTACGTCTTCCATTCCCGGAATGAAAGTAAGCACACATGGCGCAAGTACAGCTATTGTGATTATCTCATCTTTCCATGAACTGCGGGTAGACTCAGCCATGATTAGCTCCCACTTGCTATCATGCTGGGCAGCGGTCTTCATAATCTCTGACTTAGCTTTTTCTTTTTCTACCTTGCCTTCAAGAAAGGTAGTGGCAAGATTACCTACAACACCTAATAATTGTATCATTAACATATCCTCTAGTAGTTGGCAGTCTCACATCCATTCTCTTAGCTTTCCCGGCCTATCCCTACCGCTAGCGCTACGGCGCTCAATAAGCGGCCTCTTGAATTAAAGGGTCTACGGAAAGTACCAACATATTACCCCTAATAGCTGTATCATTTGCCCTTCGCCTCTCTGCCGAGATATAATCCATAGATGCCCGTCATAACGCCCATAATCACAGATACGAAACTAGCCTGTGCAGTTGTGGGCTCTTCCAAGTTCATAAACCACTCGGCGCAGCGCCATGACATAGCCACGCTTGCAATCATCGTAAGCTTTGCCGTAATATTTACTTTAAGATATTTATCTAGCCAATCGCTCATAATCTCATTAACCATATTAAAAAGACCAGTGCCCCGCCTAACAAAAGTATTAAAAAGAAAATTGTTATCGCATTAACAATCTCCTCTACCTTCTTTTTTCTCAGGCGCTCTTCTTCTAACCGCTGCTTTCTAAGCTGGCCTTGAATACGAATTACATCGTTCCACGCATTCAAACCAAAATTGGCTATTAAAAAGTTCCTGAGATCATCCTCCATCTTTTCCGCTTTTCTCTTAGCGGCATACGTTTCTAAAGCCTCTTCTTCAATGCTTCCAAAACGTCGTTTCTTAGCTTTCTCATGGGAAGTCTTAACTGTCTGTATAGCGCCCATCCAGCGTCCGATGTCGCCTGCCATACTTTCCAGTTCACGACCATGCTTGAAGCCCGCGCAAATAGCTGCATAGCTCGCCTGTGCGATTCCAATAGCTGTAATAGGATCCAACGAAGGTCCATCCTATGCCTTGCGCCCCCGTTGCTCCACATAAGTAATTTTACTTACAGCCACTATAATTGCCACCCTTAATTGCGGCACCCATGCCACGAGCAGTAGATTGGCCCATGCCTGTAGACACAGAAACTTCTTTAGCCTCGCCGTATGGAATGCGGCCCTGACCGTCAATCTCTGCATAGCCCTTTGCTTTAGGGGCGTCCTTTGGGGTGTTGATTACGATTTTTACTGCGCTCATTCTACGCTCCTGTTTTTCATTTGCTCACGTTGCAATGCCGCTTCAATACGCGCCGCGGTTTGCTCTTCTTGGCTCTGAATGCGCTCGTCAAACTGACGAGATTTGTCCATCATCTGAGCCTGCTTCAGGTTGAGCTCACGCTCTTCCTTATCCTTATCATTCTGCTCTTTCTGTGCGTCTAACTGAAGCTCTTGTTGCTTCAGAGCTACTACAGGGTCTGGCTGACCTTGACCAGAAATCTGACGTCCTAGTGCCTGAACCGCCTGCAAGCCTTGAGCCATAAACTGTGCGGCTAAAGCATCCACTTGCATTTGTAGTTCGGGGGGAATTTGTTGTTGACCCTCGACTCCCAATTGAGCCATAGCTTTCTCAACCGAATCAATCTGAACGTGTTGCATAACATGCTTCTGTACCCCTACGGCAATGGCAGGGTTAGAACCCACAAGTGGGGTAGAACCAAATACAAGGTGCGCCAAGATATGAGCCTCGTGGCTCTGACCCGGAAACGCCTGTAACTTAACGCCGTCAAGGGCGTCCATGTTCTCTTGGGCAGGATCTTTTGGTACAGGTTGGACACTTTGCTCATTCTTTAGGTACTTGTCGATATCACGGACGCCAAGCGCCTCGTACATGTCACGATATACCTCATACATGTTATGAATTTGTGGCGCTTGCGCCGCTAATTGCATTTTTGTCTGAGCAAGTGCAATTCTCTGTGCCTGTGAAAACACATTTGGATTAGAAACAGGAATGACGTCAATACGATCATCAAAGTCCTGCGCCTTAACCGCAGAATCAACACCCTCAATAGAGTATGGATATATTGGTGGCAAACTCTCGCCCATGACGCGAGCCAAAAGCTTGAACTCGACTTTCATGGCGTAGTGGAGGCGTTTGTGTACAGCACTCATAACACGAGAGCCCTGCTCCATCAAGGCAATAGTAGTGCCCACCGCAGCTTGCTGGTTGCCGTCACCAACCTTCATGTCTGTAATCGTTGCAAACCTACGGCCCGCATCCACCACAAAACCCAAAAGCTGGAATAACGTGCCATCCGGCCCCTTAAACGGCAAAGGCATCAAACTATCACGAATCGCGCCGCCCGGAGCGTCTACATCCCTAAATTCACCCGGCTGTAAAGGCTCATCATCGTCCCTGATCCGCAGTCCGCGGGCCTTGAAACCCGCTGGAAGGTTAGAAAGCGTCCCAGCGTCAATCAATTGCCTCAATGCAGCAGTCGCGGTCCGCGATAACCCGCCAATTGTGTGAATTAAGCCCAATCCATAGAAACCAAAACCCGGCAAGAACTTGTAATGCACAAAATACTGGATTTTTTGCATGTTCTCATCGTCTTCGCGGTAGTTTCGACGAATCGAAAGCACCTGACCGTTATCCTGAGAGATAGTAACCACATATGGAAGCTTGATTCCGGTTGGCTCACCGTCCTCACCTACGTCCTCGTACCCCTCAAGGTCCAAATCAACATGACATTCAAGCATCGTACAGTCGTAGTCCACGGACGACGGCTCCATGCCCGTGATTCTGTCCAATTCTTCGGTCACAGTGTCTTCATCTGACTGCTGCGGGAGCACCGGAATGTCCCGATAGAAGCCGCCAATCTGCTTTTTACGCAAATCGTTAAGGCTCATACGCACGACATGCGTGATATTCGGGCAACTTTCTAAATCAGATGTTTCATATGGAACAACAAGGTTCTCAGCAGGGATAAATTTACTTACCGCACGTCCGATACTCTCGTCATAGTAGACTTTCTTAAAGGTACTACCAGCCAATGGTAGATAGAAGAGCATCTGATCCATGTCAGGAGTGTAATCTTCCATCACATTGGTGATGTAATAGTTCATAAAGTCCTTTACGCGGCCTGCTTGGTCTGCTTTTGCGGCATCTTCAGAGCCGACAATAGCAGTACGCACTGGTCCGCCCGCTGGCAACAACTCGTTGAAGGCTTGAGCTTGGAACTGAACCGCCGCTTCAGCCAACAACGGATGCGTGACGCCCGATGCACCCCTGAACGGCTCCGATCTTTCTGAATAATTGAATCCCAAGAGCTCCAAACCGTTAGCATAAGCATCTTCCCAATCCTGTCTACTAGCCTTATTAGCGTCAAATTCCCCCATAAGCTCGCTTGCAACAGCCCCTAAGACGCGCTCGTCCATGTCTTCTGCAAGATTAGAATAGAAATCGCCCTCTGGCATTCCCGCCATAGGGTCAAAGTCAATAACAGCGCCGCCGTCATCGTCCATTTCAACTTCAATGTCACTTGCGGTGCCCGACATGTCTAACGTGCCGGGTGCCTCAACCTCCACTTCCGCCATCAACTCTTCTTCGTCAACCTGCGGGTTCTGGTTCTCCACTAAAGAGATAGGTGGTCTAGCCATTATTCTTCCTCAACAATAGGCGGGCACTGACACCGCGGTGACATACCCTTAATAAAAACAGGGGTAGCTTCCCCCACATACGCCCCCAAGACGTTGTACTCCATGAACTCAACAGCATCATCCAAAGTCATACCATCGCGGTCCTGCAATATACTTATACATGCGTCCCAATCATATGCAATCATAGTAGGAGAACCACAACGCTCCGCCGAACCTATAATCGCTGCATCAAAACCATCTGCCTTCATCATAACACAATACCTCCTCTATTGCATATACGGGATAAAATTACCGATACCCGCCCGCACCGGGCCACCTTTAGCTTTCTTTTGAATGCCAAAGAAATCTTGATAAGTGTTAATTAATTCCTGTCGAGCCTGATATTCAGCTTCTTCAAAAGGAATGGTGTTTTTTTCTCTCATATACTTTACTGGGTTAAGCGCGGTGTAGCTGGGTAGGGCCTCAGAAATATCTTCGGGGGATGTGACTTTACCCTCTGCAATTAACTTGGGTAAGGACCCGCCCATT